CAAGAGCGTGATGGATGGAAATGAAAAAAAGCACCCAGACATGGCAGGTCTTAAGTGCTTAACAAAAAATGTATAACAACAGTATAGCAGGAAAAGGAGAATGTGACAATGATTATTACAAAAAAAGAGTTTAAGGATGCAGCAAGAAAAGTAATTATTGAAGCAGTGAAAGAAACTAGAGACCCAAGGTTTACAGAAGAGGAAAATAAGGTAGCAGATAAAAAAATTGCAACAGGCATGACAGAGTTTTATAGCAAACTTATTGTAAAACTTTACGGACAAGATAATGAAGAATGGATATACAACAAAGAAGAAGCATTTGATAACGCAAATACAATCTTAAATGAAAGAATGGCGAATAACGATGCTATTGAAACCATTTTTGAAAATTTAGCATATACAGCAAGTGTGCTTAGACTTTTTGCAATGCTTAAAGAAAATGAGCAGGAAGAAACAGCACCAAAAGAATTTGATGTAGAAGAGATTCTGAAAGAAGCAGGGAGTGAGCAGGAATGATTATTACAGGATATACAAATGAATACGGAACAGTAATCCCTATGGAAGATGCAGATGATTATATCAAGAAGAGGATTAAAGGAAATAAAGAAGATAGACAGTGGTTTATCGACTATGCATTGGATGCACTGATGGGAAACACTGATGAAAATGTAAGCCTTAAAGAAGCATACTTTAATGATGTATGCAGTGTGAAAGAGGTCGATGAACAGGGAAATGTAATTCCATATAACGGAGAATATGAACCAGATGGGAGATAGATAACATGACAATACATGAAAAGATGATGAAGATTCAGACAACATTGAAAGCACCAAAAAATCTAAGAAACTCATTCGGTGGGTATATGTACCGCAACGCAGAGGGAATCTTAGAAGCTGTGAAACCACTTCTGGAAGAACAGAAGCTTGCAATGTACATAACAGATGATGTAATAGCCGTTGGCGATCGTGTCTATGTAAAAGCAACGGTAAAGGTGCAGGACATTGAAACAGAAGCAAGTGTAGTAACAACAGCACTTGCAAGAGAAGCACTTAATAAAAAAGGAATGGATGATTCTCAGATAACAGGAACGGCATCATCTTATGCACGTAAGTATGCCTTAAATGGAATCTTCTTACTGGATGATACAAAAGATGCTGATACGGACGAAAATCAAAAAGAACGCAAAGCAAGAGCGGACAAGCAGACAGATGATAACAACGCAGAAGCAATAAGAGGTATGAAGATTTCAAAAATCAAACAGGACACACTTTTGAGTCTGTGTGATGAAATGGCATTTGATATTAACAAGATTCTTGCATCTTATCATCACAAATCCATTTCAGAAATTACAGAGGGAGAATATCAGTACATTGTAGCCAACAAAGACAAGGCTAACGTAAGAAAGATTTGGAGCTGATTAGATGGAAACTAAAGCCAAAATTCATGATATATCCATTGATTTTGAAAGCGGTAAGCAGGTTATTTCCCTTGTGTGTGAAAAAGACATACGAGGGGAATATGACCGACTGAAAGATAAAGAATGTCGGCTTAAGGTTGTTCAGTACCGTGAGGGCAGGAGTTTAGATGCCAATGCATACTTTCATGTATTGGTTGGAAAAATCGCAGAAGTAACGGACAACAGCCAGGTATACATAAAGAACAAACTCATAGCAGAGTACGGACAGCATGAGATTATAAACGGTTCTCTTGTATCACTTCCGTTGGATAACGATATAGAAGTGTACGACCTTGAATTTTGCCACCTACAGCCGACAACCCAGACAACTACGAATAAGGCAGGAAAGCTATTCAGAATCAATCTGGTAATGCGTGGGAGTCATACCTACGACACAAAGGAAATGTCTGAACTGATAAAAGGAACTGTTGCAGAAGCAAAAGAGCTTGGAATTGAGACAGCAACACCGCAGGATATAAAAGAAATGGAAGAAAGGTGGGGACTTAAGATTGAAAAAGAAAAAATCAATCATCGTTGACGATATGGAACATTGCTATTTATGCGGAAGTCCTAACGTAGAGATACATCATTGTTTGCACGGAACGGCAAACAGGAAGAAAGCAGATAAGTATAATTTAGTGATTCCATTATGTAGAGAACATCACACAGGCGGTAAACAGTCAGCACACTTAAATAAAAACTACGATCTAATGTATAAGAAACTGGCACAGAAAGCTTATGAGAAGCACGTAGGAGACAGAGAATCATTTAGAGAGGAGTTTGGTAAGTCATGGCTGTAACGTACACAATCCAAGGCAGGTTGGACGGATTAAATGCTTACGTTAATGCTTGCAGGACTAATCCTTATAAAGGGGCAAAATGCAAGAGAAGTAATCAGAAAATCTGTAGATGCAGTATCCCTTATGAATTAAGGGAAAAGGACAGAGAAATAAGATTCCCTGTTCATGTAGAAATTACATGGTACGAAAAGGACCGCAGACGTGATCCCGACAATATTGCATCGGCTAAGAAATACATCTTAGACAGCCTTGTAGAAGCAGGAGTGTTCCCAGATGATGGTTGGAAGTATGTAAAAGGATTTACAGATAACTTTGAAATTGACAAAAAAAGACCACGGATAGAAGTAACTATCCATGAAACTAAATATCCATAAGATTAAGCAGGAGGGCAGTGAATGAACATAAATATAAATACAGATTGGGAATGGTATGAAAACACAAATGTATTTAGATTGTTTTGCCACTGCCTACTACATACAAATTTAGAGGACAAGCGGTACTGCGGCAGAGAAATCAAGGCAGGACAATTTGTATCTTCGATAACAAGAATCAGTGCAGAAACAGGATTAACAGAATCGCAGGTCCGAACAGCACTAAAGAAACTAAAGGATACTGGGTACATATACACAAAAAGCACAAATAAATACACGATATACACAGTAAATGAGTACCAGAAGTACATAGATTGTGGACAAGTTGCAGAAACGACTACTGAGGAAAACAAGGTAGTTGAAAATGGAACGAAAATGGAACAAACAGTGGAACGAAAAATAGAACAAACCGAGGAAAATGTAAAGGAAACTTGCGAGAAATCAAAAGAAAATTGCGAAAAGTCAAACAAAAAAGCATTCATTGATTGCTTTGAAAGACTCTGGAAACAGTACCCGAATAAACGTGGTAAGGGGCAGGTATCCGATACAAAGAAAAAAGTGTTGTACCAGATAGGAGAGGAACACATACAAAGGGCATTGAAACGGTATCTGGATGGATTAGAAAAGGATGCTTCGTGGAGAAAGCCACAGAACGGCTCGACATTCTTTAACAGTGGTTACGTGGATTATCTGGACGAGAACTACGAAAAACCACAAGAACCGAAGCCACAGCGGAATCCTGCAAGTGTCTTAGAGTGCGAAAGAGACTATGATTTTGACAGCTTAGAGATGCAGTTAATGCAGAAACAATTAGAGTAAGGAGTGATGGAAAATGTATCAAATGAGTTTTTTTAGTAATGAGATAGCTTTACGAAGTTCTTCCATTACTAAGCAGACTAGAAGAGAATCACATAAAAAGGTCAACAAAGAAGCAATACATATCTTGATTTTAGAACAACTCGAATACGGAGCAATGACAGCACGAGAGATCGCAACGGTGTTGTATAAGCATAAAAAAGTATTAGAACCGACAAGACAGCAGGTACAACCACGGCTAACGGAGTTAGTGCATGACGGACGTATTGAGGTATGCGGTAAACGTCATGACAGTTTGACAGGCAGGAATGTAGCAATCTACAGAAAGGTGGTGGAAGAAGATGGGGTATAAGAAATTCACAAAAGAATTTAAAAGAAAAGTTGTTGCAGAAAGTAATGCAAGACATGAGGTAAAGAGCGTTGCGAAAGAATACGGTATTGATTCATCCACCCTCTTTAAATGGAAAAAACAGAA